AAGCACTCGAAGAGGGTAATTTTATTACTGTAAATTATATTACATCTTCCGGCGATAGTGGAAATGGTGTTTCTAACTTTACATTTGCTGGTAGAATCACTTATACAAGGAATAGTGTTGAATATAATGTAACATCTGGTATTTCTTTGATTACTACGGGATTGCAGTCATCCGGTGGAGAGTCGATTGAATCTGTTTCGTCAATTAAAAAGTTTGCTCCAAGAATTTATGCATCTCAAAATAGAGCATTGACCGCAGATGACTATGAAACATTGATTCCATCAAGAATTTACCCAGAAACTGAATCAATTTCCGTTTTTGGTGGGGAAGAACTCATACCACCTCAATATGGTAAAGTTTTCATTAGCATCAAACCCAGATTTGGGGATTTCTTGCCTAATTTGGTTAAAGAAAATATTCGTAACAGACTGAAGAAATTTGCAGTTGCTGGGATCGTTCCAGAAATCCTTGATCTTAAGTATTTGTATCTTGAGGTAAATTCCAAACTTTACTACAACTCAAATTTAGCACCTAGTTCAGAATTTGTATCATCAGTTGCTCAATCTAATGCAAATAAGTACTCTGAGTCAACTGAGTTAAATAAGTATGGTGCAAGATTCAAGTATAGTAAGTTTCTAAAGATTTTAGACGATAGTCACGAATCAGTCACATCTAATATTACAACAGTTGAGATGAGAAGGGATTTAAGAGTTGTTCTTAATACCCTCACCGAATACCAAATTGGTTTTGGTAATGAATTCCATATTAAAAATATGGCAGGATATAATATTAAATCGACAGCTTTTAGAGTTGCTGGTTTAAATCAAAATGTTTATATTTCCGACATTCCAAATACAAATAGAGTTGATGGTTCCTTATTCCTCTTTACAGTTCCTTCTGTAAATTCTACTAATCCAACGGTAGTTAGAAGAAACGTTGGGACGATTAATTATCAAAAGGGAATTGTCACTATTAATCCTATCAACATATTAGCAGGAAAAATTAAAGATGGACAACCAATTATTGAGTTGTCTGCCGTACCGCGCTCAAATGATGTCGTCGGATTACAGGATCTTTATTTGCAACTAGATATTAGTAATAGTAATTTTGAGATGGTTGTTGATAACATTGCTTCTGGACTAGATCCATCAGCATCGAATTATATTACATCCTCTTCTTATGCTAACGGTGCCCTTGTTCGTGTAACGGGTGATATTGCAACCACTAGTGGTCAAAGAGTTGTCAACGTATCAAACGTTTCTGCAACTGCTACAACACGCACTGGTTCGACTGCATCCACCACAACCACAACTACAACTACAACCACATCAACAACTCCTTCCGCAGCGAGTGGAACATCAACAGGTGGTTCCTCATCCTCAGGCGGTTCATATTCCTACTAAGAAGTAACATCATAAAATGGCAGAACAAAGAGTACTCTTCAGCAACGTAGTTCAAAACCAAGTCCCTGCGTATATTAGGGAAAGTTTTCCACTTCTAGTAGAATTTTTGGAGCAATACTATGTTGCTCAGGAATATCAAGGAGCTCCTGTTGATTTAATTCAGAATATTGACAAATATATTAAATTAAATGAAAATACTAATTTAGTCAATTCCGTAATTCTTGGGTCTGATGCAGATTTCAATGATACCACAATAAATGTTGATCTTACTAAATCACCTACCGGAACAATTGGATTCCCTGATACATATGGTATCTTAAAAATTAATGATGAGATTATAACATATACCGAAAAAACCTCATCATCATTTACTGGATGTATTAGAGGTTTTAGTGGAATCACTTCATACAAAAGCGAAAATAAACCCGAAGAATTAGTATTCTCTACATCATCTATCGCAACTCATGAGTCTGGCGCGACTATTGAGAACCTTAGTATTCTTTTTCTTAATGAGTTTCTCACAAAATTAAAACGTCAAATTACACCAGGTCTTTCTAACAGAGAGTTTACACCTGGACTTAATCAAAATCTTTTCATCAAACAATCAAAAGATTTTTACCTCAGTAAAGGAACTGATCGTTCTTTTGAGATTCTTTTTAAGGCTCTTTATAATGAAGACGTAAAAATCGTAAAACCTAGAGATTTTCTTTTTACCCCTTCCAACGCAGACTTTAGAGTTACCAACGATTTGGTCGTTGAGGCAGTCACAGGAGACCCTACAGACCTCTTGGATTCTGTTCTGAACCAGAATACCTATAAAGATCTATTTACGAGAGCATACGCTCCTATCACGTCGGTTGAGTCTGTAAATGTTGGAACTGGCAACACATTTTATAAGTTGAGCATTGACTCTGGTTACTCAAGGGATATTGGTGTTGATGGTGCTCTTTATGGTGAATTTTCAGTTCATCCTAAAACTCAAGTCATTGGTCAAGTTGCTGCAGGAGCGACAGTATTTGATGTTGACTCCACTGTAGGATTCCCCACAGGTGGTGAACTGTATGTAAATTATTCTGACAATACCACAGGGGTAGTGTCATTTACCTCAAAGTCACTTACACAGTTTTTTGGTTGCTCAAATATAACAAAAAGTATAGTTGATACATCAAGCGTTGGCATCAACACTTATGCATATGGTTTCTCTTTCTCCAATCCAAATGAGCAAATCCAGGTAAGAATCAATTCTGTTCTCAGTAATCTTACGGTTGATACTGGTACAAAATATCTCGCCAAGGATGATGATATCATCATCAAATCCCTTGGATCCAAATCAACAAATTATGCATCTAAAAATTGGATCTACAACGTATCTCCAACATATCAAGTTCAGTCTGTAGAACTTATTGATGAGTCTGACCTAACTTACACCATTAAACTCTCAAAAGAACATTACCTGAGAGTAGGCGATATTTTTGGTATTACAGGTGGAGATAAGGCAGAGAAGACTGGATCTATTATTGACATCCATTCTCCAACAGAGATTAGAGTTAGAGGTCAGGGAAGACTCATACTCACAGACACCTATTCTCTTCAAAGGAAACTTACCAGAGCTGCTTCTAATGTCTTTACATCAGTTCTAGACATTAACGCGAACGTTCAAAATGTTTACCTTAAAGAAGGTAACTCTAGAGGCAGATCAGAAAGTATGATGGTCTCTGCACCATCAATTCCGTTTTATAATGCACAACCAATTGACACAACCGATAGAACTGTTACTTTTTCGGGAACTTTTTCTGGAACCGAGTTTGCTATTACAACAACTGATGACCATGGATTCTATACTGGCGATGCTGTCTATTATATTCCAGAGATATCAACAGAAAGTTTCATTAGTGAAAGCGGAGAAGTAGACGAAAGAAGTGTTGTTAAGAGTTCTCTATTTGCAGAGGGACTTTATTTTATTAAGAGAGTAAGTTCGACAACAGTTCAACTTGCAAAGAGTAGAACGGATATCTTCAATTCCACATTTGTTTCTGTTAGTAGCACTGAGGTCACTAATAACAAAATCAAACCATATGATTTTAGAGGAAGAACTTTAGAGTCGCAGAAACTTTTAAGAGAGATTAAACTTCCAACTGAAGATGGAAACCTTCATCCCACTGAACCAGGTTTTACTGGTGTATTGGTAAATGGTGTTGAGATTAAAAACTATAAGTCAAATGATCTCATCAAATATGGTAAGTTAGATGAAATCGAAGTTGTATCGCCAGGAAGTGGATATGATGTTGTTACTCCTCCTCTTCTGAATATTTCAGACTCTGTTGGCACTGGTGCAACAGGTTATGTTGCAGTGAATGGAATTCTAGAGGAAATTAAGATTGTTGATCCTGGATTTGACTATGAAACCACTCCAGTCATAACAATCACTGGCGGTAATGGTTCTGGTGCAAAAGCGTTTGCAAACATGAAACAATCATACCATGAGGTTTCATTCAATTCTCAATCTGAAGGTGGAGAGGTAACTTTATCCACATCTGTCATTGGACTAGGAACATATCACAAGTTTAGAAACGCAGAGAGAATTGTATACAATCCTGATGGTCAAAGGGCTATTGGAGGAATTGCAACTAATAGCTCTTACTTTGTATCAGAGGTAAGTTCGACATCATTCACTCTTCACAATACAGAGAGTGATGCAATTTCTGGTATTAACACTATAACCTTTACATCCTTTGGATTAGGTAAGCATAAAATAAGATCTTATAATCAAAAACTGTCTATTGAGAATATTACGGTTACTGATTCTGGCGATGGTTATCAAAATAAGCGTAGAACTGCTGCATCTTCTGGTATTAGCACCTCTCTCAATACGATTACTATTACAAACCACGACTATGAGTCTGGAGAAATCGTTAAGTATACCGCAGAAGACACTGCAATTGGTGGATTAACCAGCGGAACAGAATATTACATATCAAAAGTTGATAATAATAATTTCCATCTCTCAGAAATAGGTACAGGTTCGGTTGCAAAAGAATTTTATTACAATACAGATCAGTTTGTTGATTTTACAACAACCGGTTCAGGCACTCATTCTTTTAACTATCAAGATATTTCCGTAAGTGTTGTTGGTAGAGTTGGCATTTCTTCTGTCGGTACTGAAACCTTCGAGGCAGAAGTTCAACCAGTATTCAGAGGCGAAATTACATCCGTTCATCTCTCAAATCAGGGCGTAGGATACGGTTCTTCAGAAATCATCAACTTTACTAGAAATCCTCTTGTTAGTTTGGTTTCTGGTTCTGAAGCGCAACTTTATCCAGTTGTAAATGATGGAAAAATTGTAGACGTTGTAATTGCAAATGGAGGGAAGAACTATAACACCCCACCGGAAATTTCTGTTGATGGAGACGGTATTGGAGCAGTTCTTACCGCTGTAATTAATTCAAGTGGTGAGATTACATCAATTAAAATTGTCAAGTCTGGCGCAGAATACACTCAGAGTGAAACAACAGCGTCAGTCACTTTCCCTGGATCAGGTGTAGAATTTGCGCCATCGATTCAAAATTGGAGAGTCAATAATTTTGAGAAGAATTTTGATTCATTTAAAAATGATGATGGATTTGTGACCATAGGTGCCAATAGTGATTTTGGTCTTCAGTATTCCTCTTTATATGCGCCTAGAAGTCTTAGAAAGGCTTTAACATCTGTCGATCAGACTGGCAAGGTTCTTTATGGTAACGCTGATCTGAAAATTG